ATGGATTTTAATTTACGACACTGCGTAATTCATGAGCTAGTCAAAGAGAGTGGCAGGCAGAAAGTTGAAACAACAATCAAGCCGGTGCTTCCGAGCGATGATAAACACGTTTGTCAGTTGATAGAATCTTTGAACGACTTGATCGGTAAAAAAGAGAATCAGGCCGCACGAGGAACCTTCGATTCCGAGGATGTGACGTTTAAAGTACCTACTGCTTTTAAAACGTATTATGGCGGGGCAGCTTCATCCGATGATTTCCATAAGTTCTCGTTAACTTGCATGAGTGAACTATCTCGCCAAGCTAAAGATCCCACTAGAGTGGCAGCATCTGGGGGGGCCATAGTCTTTGCTCACTATACTCGTGGTCAATCCCATTTCCTTCTGATTACTATGGTTAAACAGAAGGATGCGTTGCGTTTGGATGAGAATCTAAAGCCAGTGGGGACGGTACAAATTGACTTAGCAAAAATTCATCAGGCTGCACGTGTTAACTTTGATAGGTTTCACTTGTTTGAAACACTTCCTGACGATGAAAAGCCAACTTATTTAGCATTTGTTAGCCCCAAAGTGAATCAGGATGCTTCTGGGTATTTCGTCGCAGCTCTGGGGTGTTCAGATAGTGTTCCCTCAGCTAAAGCTACAGACGCAGTTCTTAATGGTGTCAGAAGTTACTTTGATGCACACGCAGATATCAAAGCGTATAAAAATGCCGCTTACGATGCTGTGCTGTACCATCTAAAAGAGAAAAAACCGGGGGAAACTGCTTCTCTGGCCGAAATTGAGCATATTGTAAGACAAGCTGTGCCGGCAGGTAAACATGCTAATATCGACAATTTAGTTGAGTATCTCAATGGCGAAGAAATAGGGGTTCCATTAGAGTTTGCTATAAATAGGGCTGTCGTAAACAAAAGAACTAAAGTCAGGACAAAATCCAATGGATGGGAATTAAGTTTTGAAAAGAAATTCTTCGGTGAACAGGCTGGCTCTGTAATTCAGTATTTGCGTAAAGAAAAGAAATTAATAATTTCTCAGTTGGATGATAATACAATCCAGAAGCTAGAAGACGCACTCAAGAACGAAGGGTAAATTATGTCCTCAATATATTTTGAAAAGTTGGTTGCATTTTACAGAGGGTTAGGAAAACCTTCTGTTATTAACTGCTCATTCGAATATAGAGGACAACTTACTACCCAGTTCGATATTTTTAAAGACTTATGGAATAACGCGAATCAGAGTATTGCAGATTTTGAGTTGATTTTTGACTCAATATCCTGTGGTACATGCTATGAGGATGTTTTTCCTGACAGTCTGACAGCAGATAAAGATGTTATTCTAACAGTGTCGTTACCTGTTGGTGATTTTAAGTTTATTGAGTCATTAGAAGATTTTCTACTCATAGATAATAATTTAAATACTGGTGATCGAGTTGAGAATGTTTACCTTGTAAAAGAGGATTTTTTATTTGGTGAGGTAAACTCAAAAAATGAGCAAGTTCTGAAGGCGTTACAACTTTCAAAATTCATTACAGAACTTTATGATTTAGCGAATTATAACGATCGTGTAGAGCATAGTGGTCTGCTAAAACTTGTATTCATTGATACTAGCAACTCGAAAAAAACATCACCGATTGTTATTGAACCCAGAATAACTATTGAAAGCATTTCTTTTCCTATGGTTGACTTGGCTATCTTTAAAAGTATAAAGGAAAATGGAACGGATAATGCTCACATTCAAGAAAAACAAGCTATGTTTAGAGTGTCAATTATTGAGGTGCTTAAAGACATAGATGAGAGTAAGGATAAATTTAATTTTCTGATTGAACAATGGGAGTTATTGAAAGAAACATATTATGGTAACTTTGAGTGTTATTTAACTAACTTTTCATTTTTGAAACAGAAAAAAGAAGCAGCTGAAAATTACATGACTGTGTCTTCAAAAATTTCAGGCACTCTTTCATCTATATCTGGTAAGTTGTTTGGACTTCCAATCTCTTTTGCCGTGGCTGTAGCTATTTTAAAAGCAGATAAGTTTGAAAGTGTTTTAGCATTGTTAGGTGTTGCTATAACATCCCTGTTAATTGCACTTACTATTTACGATCAAAAAAAGGTACTTAAATCCATCATGGATTCAATAGATGCTTTGTTTAGCCATACAAAAGCTCAGCGGAGCGGGGAACTTGCAGAGCTAATTTCAAAGCATAAAAAAAATCTCTACTCTCAGGCAAAGAGTTTAGATACGGCGATGGTGTTTTTACTGATTATTTCTGCTTTGCCAGTTATGATTTCTTTAGGTGTATATATATTTAAATTCCACCCTTCTGTAATTTCACATTTCAATCATTTCATCGACATATTTATGGCTCAGCTGCTTAAGTGATTTTATTTATTAAAGGTTTATCAAGGCTAGGGCTGATTTGCACCTTCCTGTCATAAATAAGCACTTGGCTTTCCGTCTTGTGTCCGCTGAATATCTGCTTATCCCTACTGCTCCCTTCAAAATCTGAAATAGCTTTTGCCTTAATGTCGTGGAACGTGTAATCAAGTTGTCGATCAAGTTCACTCTGTGCTGCCCGCACGGCCTTTAGCCAGCGATTATTGAACGTCTTGCGGATGAATTGCCCGCGATCGCTGTTATAGAGAACCAATGCGTCAGGTGAAAGCTTCGGACATGCTGCCTGTGCCGTTTCCAGTGCTTCCTGCAGGCGAGGTGTCCAGACCTTTATCTGTTTTTTCCCGGTTTTGCCCTGTTGGATAAAAATCCCTTTATCAGATATTTGCATCCAACGTAGCTCGAGTACGTCAGCTTGTCGCGCGGCACATAAGTAAGATATTTCCATTGCAGCTCTGACGACGTGATCAGCATGTTTATAGATTGCCAGATAGTCTTCGTCAGTGATGTATTGCTCACGAGCCTTGAGAGAAAATTTGCTGACGCCGGCACAGGGGTTTCCCTTAACGTATCCGCGCTCATATCCCCAGCGGTAAACGCGAGACATGCTGCTCATTTCCTGGTTGGCCTGGTTTTTACTTTGCAGACCACGACGATCCATAAACTGGCGCACGTCTTCTGGTTTGATTATGTCAGCTTTAACCTTGCCGAATACAGCAAGTAGTTTTTTCTGATGTTGCAGATAGTCACGCTGGGTACGTATTGCCAGTTCTGTGTAGTAGGCGCTTTTCAGAAACATTCCCCAGAGCTTTTCGAACGTCATTACATCTGAATAATTGCGTCGTTCTTCCTCATACCGTTTCCATAAAGCTGACATAGTGAGAGTGATTGGCCCCAGTGTCACGGTCTCCCGTGACGTGGGTTTGTAGTAGTAACGCGTTTTTGTTTTAGATACGCGCGGCGGCAGTTTGTTATCTCCAGGATCCTTTCTTCTGCGCCCCATTTAAATAGCTCCGAAATCGGGTTTTTCTTCTGTGCTGGTCTGTACGGTGATCTGTCCGTTCAATACAGCGTTAATGTGCGTCCAGGTAACCATCGGGCGACCTTCCCGATCGGGTATGTACGAGACGCCGCCACGGTCGAGAATTTCCCTTTGTTTGGATGCCTTCTGATAACCGGTAAACTCAATCAGTTCTGCGTCTGTTAGCAGATCGTTTTCTCTGGTCATGTTGGTCTTTCCTCATCATCCGGTACACGGCGTCATCAGCATCACTGCATGCGTGTTCGATGTCGGACTGGGTCAGGGTCTTCTTTCGTACGCTTGCCGATAACCGGCCAATCTTTATATCGAAATCTGTGAGCAGAGTAGCTCCGGGTTGCCATCGCAGCATTGCAGCCTCCAGTGTTTGGTGAGGCCACAATGCTAGCGATAGTATGGTTTTATTTCTGATTACGCTTAATCAGGTTTTCGGGTAGGAATGCGCCTTTCTCACGAGTCACTTTAACGCTTTTCGGCAGGTGCATTCCCAACTCGCAACGGCTACGCGCTTCAATAATGCCGTTACTGCCATCTGAAAATACTACGTGAACCGCATCGCCACGTTTTAGGGATAGTTTCAGCATAGTTAACGTACCTGTAGTGAGCGTTCGCCGATCTCAAGGTGAGCACCCGGTACCGGATTTAACAATTCTGCTGGTACTTCTCCACCATCAGCCGTGATTTGCGCTGCGGCAGCTTCCGCAGCCTCGATCGCTTCTTTGATGGCTTTTTTGTCCGGAGCGACAATCGTCTGAACAGTAACCAACTCATCCGGTAATAGCTTTTCGTTGTCGATAACAACGCTGACGCTACCTTTTCGGGCAGTAAAGCTATTCTTAGGGGTCTTGAGCTTGTCCAGATTGGCAGCAAGCAGGCAAGACAGAATATATTTACGAAGCGTTTTATCTTTATTTTCGAAAGACTTTTTACGCTCAGCCAGGCGCTTGATTTCTTCATCGCATGTTTTGGCATGGCCAAGGTTATTACGCGCAATGACCATGATGGCATCCAGCTTATCCGCCAGTTCCCCTTCAATTCCTTCCAGTGTATCGGTGATCATCTCCGGAGTTAGTTCATCAGAGCTTTCCAGCAATTGCAGAAGGTTGGTGTAGTCAGCAGCTAACGCGATTGCAGTAGTCATTATGCATTCTCCTGGGATTTGTTCAGTTCAGCGATACGTTCATCTTTGATGGTTGTCAGGCGACGCAGGCGCCCACTTAAATAGCGCGCATGTTGCGTGTCACCCTTCGCCTCTGCATCCTTGCGATGCACTTCTGCTTCACGGGCAATCGAAGAATAAACCTTGTTGATCTCGTTCTCTGACACAGCTGATGCAAGAGTGTTTGCTACTCGGGTCAGTTTATCGTCCAGTTCCTGACGTACGCGGGCTGCATCCTCTGCGTTTTCGCTGGCGTTTTTGAGCGCAAATTCAGCTTTATTTTTCTGGCGATATTCCGGGTTGTCGTACAGGCCCATGAAAATATCTGCGCAGAAACCGAGTGCAGATAATGCTTTTTTGGTTGCGTCAGTCAGTGATTTTTTTGTCGCTTCACCATCGCAAATAGGACCGTGTTTGCTGCCGTAAATATACGGAGTACACCCGAAGGATATCTCTTCCCCGCGTTTGCCATTCCGGATGTACCAGAGCCTGATTTTGATAACATGGTTTTTCTCAGTCAGGATGCCGCCTATACCGTCAGGGATAAGCTCCCATGTATCGTTACCGTCAGATCCTTTTACCTTGCGAGTGATTGGTGCACCATCATCAAAGCGTTCCTCCAGAATATCCACACCCCAGCCGATACCTTTCGGACCAAACTCGCGGGTCGCGATCATGGTCATGTAGGTACCATTGATGGAGGTTCCGCCGCCATTCACAGAGAATGCGGAGGTAAAGCGCTCATCTGTTTTGAAAACTTCTTTCCACAACTCCAGGTTGTCGCTTTCGCCAGCCTGCATTTCATTAATGCTCTTAACCAGTTCGGACGCCTGAGGAAGTGATTCTTTACGCTTAACGCGCTCGACGATCTGATCCACATCCTGAACGAGAGTTTTCACTTTATCGCTCAGATTTTCATTCGGTTGGTCAGCGGTCTCCTGGCTGGTCGCATATACTCCGTAACCCATATTGTTTAGCGTTTCACGAGCTTGTTCCGCCTGGTCTTCTGTAACTGTTTCCTGTTCTGCCACTTCCGGTTTTTCATCTTCATTTGAGGCTGTTTCAGGCATAGTTCCATCACGCGAAAGTGTTCCGTCATCGTGGGTTGAATCCTGTGGTTGGGTATCGTTTTTAACCCATTTAGGATCATTTGGGTCGCTGATACCTTCCACATATTCGCCGCGTTCCGCCGCAAGCTGCTTGCCAGTTCTTTCTGCATCCGTTTCGGCACATTCGAGTTGACCATGTTCAGCCAGCCATGAATCAATATGGCGTCGCAGTGACTCAGGGAAATGGTATGTATCTTTAGATGGGACATTCTGAATAACCCCAAAGATACTCGGACGGTCATATTTGAGAATCTGCTCGGTAGTACGTAATGCCGCTGACCAACGTTTGAAATCTTCCCGGTCATCGGAAATCATTTTTTCCGCATCACGGAGATTTCCTGATAACACAGGCGCATCCGGAGCGATGGGAAGTAGGGCAACGGCAATTTCCTGATCCAGTGTTGCGTAGGTGTGTTTATAACCACGTTGTGGCGCCACAGCGACATTGTTTATTTTAACGCAGGTATTAAGTGATGATGTTTTGTTTGGCACCATCTCTTCACGCTTACTTGGGTTTTCCAGCCAGCGTTTAATAAATTGCGAAATCGCAGCCTTACCCGGAGTTTGATCTTCAAAGTTTGCGTAAATGGCCTGAATGAGATTATTCAGCCCTTCAACATGCATATGTTGCACGGGTTCGTTATTGTGCAGCGCGTGGAGAATATTGAGATTAACCCGATCATCCTCATCAAAGGATTCATCGTTATTTTCCAGATTATCGAGATAATCCAGCACCTGAGAGTAAAGAACTCCATCGATGGGAGAATCGCTGAACATAAGGACGGCCGCGAAGCGTTCTCGGGATGGTATCTTTGCCAGATCGATAATCTCGTTACTGGCTGGAAGGTTTGAAACGTTAGCCTCCGGTACGTTGATGACCCATTTTTCCCCGTCGAATGTGTGTGTCAGGGCAAATTGTTCATCAAACTTACCAACAGTCGGCAGCGGCAGACCTTCAGCATGTTCCCATAACTTGGGTTTGAAATAGTTGTCACCGTTGGCAGGGTAGGCTTCCCAGAGTTTTCCGGTCATGATGCTCTCTGCCACTTTTTTGTTTGGCGCATCAATTGCGATCGCCAGTTGTACGGCCCCGCAATCTTTAACCGCTGATTTTTTTGGCTCGAATAAGCCGTTGTAGATGGTCATTGGTCTTTCCTCTTTGGTTACTGGTGCTGGTCAGACACCTGATTTTGCAATCCTGATAGCTACTTTGATTCCTGCGTTCTTCTGTTTAAAAACAGGGAATTTACCTTTAACTGCATTGGCATATACCGTTTCAGTTGTTGGATAGAATTCAACGCGACGAACACCGCCGACGATGGTTAAATGCATTACACCGTCTCCGAAATCGCCGTTGTTCTCATGCTCGAAAACAGACAAGCCCGCGTCAATTACCTTTTCAATAATCATTTCAGTTTTCATTGTTACCTCAGAACGGAATATCGCTTTCCTGAACAGGGGTGTGATCAATGCACAGCAGTTGCTGAATTTTGTCGTCGACACGGTCTATCTGACGTTGTGCTTCCGCCGCAATAGTCTCTTTCTGGCCGCGCAGCTGGTCGACCTGCAGAGCAATGATGTCGAATGGTTCAGGCTGGTTTATATCGAGGGTAATTTCACGGGTTTCCAACAAAACGTATGTGTCCGGAAAGTTGCGTGACATGTCACAGGTGGCAACGATGTATTTATCCGAAGAAAACGTTTGGGTGTGGTAGTGAATGTACAGCTTTACTGGTATGGCAAGCGCTTCCATAGCGGCTCCTTGTTAGTTATACTCAGAGCTGGCTGTCAGCTCCTTCGGGAGAGATGGTCTTTCCTCGTCACAAGCTTGGTCGCTTGTGACAAATCCGAATGGTTTGGTCACCGTTCGGGGTAACTGGCCCGCTTTGTGCGGGCCTTTTGCTATCCAAAAGTTGCCCGTCTTTCCGGGCTGTCAGGGCTGGTCATGCCCAATTGGTCTTTCCTCCCGGACTTTCCCGGCGTCATACTGCTGGTCAGCTCTCACCTTCAGGGAACGCTATCGCAACAGCAAAATAGGGATGTGGCGCCAGGTGCTTATCTTCTGGTTGTCTCGATGGACTGCAATTCGCCACAATTCGAATTCTGTGCGGTCTTTCCCGCATGTCAGCGTACTGGCGGCGCCCCGCAGAATTCTTTGCCTGTCTTTCCAGACCGTCAGAACGTTTTTCTGAACAACTGCCGCGTGGTTAGTGCGTCGTTGATGTGGCTTATATTAGTTATGCGTATATTTATGGTCAAGATTAAAATAATCGTAATGCGAATATATTTTGTATGTTCTTGATAAGAAAGGATAAAAAAAATCCCGACGATGCGGGATTATTTTGGAGGGGAATTTACTGTTTTCTTGTGGCTAGAAGTTCTTCAAAAAGTCGGTCAAATCCACTAACTTTGTCTTTTAATTCAGATAGATGCCTTTCTTTTTCACTCTGAGGAAGTCTTTCATAAAGTGCTATCAACTCGGCATCTTCTGGTTTCAGGAGTCGCCAGCCAGCAGCTGAATAATCTTGAACGTGGGCTCCTGATTTCCGGACATAATTCATTAGTTCGGCAAGGTCGGGTCTAATGTCTTCAGGTTTTACACCGAGAAGAGCTGAAAATTTTAATGTCGCATCTGTGTTTAACGGAATACTTCCATTCAAATACTGACTGACTGTAGCCTGAGTACTAAAGCCGAGAGCATCCGCCGCCTTTTCCTGAGTAAGACGTAAAGTTACTTTTTTCTCGTTCCATATGTCGCGCAGCCTTTGGGCTGCATCAGCTTCAGCTGCATCAAGCGTTTTCTTTCTCATGACGCCCATATTATTCGTAAAATTAATTTCCTCCCAATCGTGTAACTATTGACACATGTGTATTCGCAATACTAATATTCATGTGTCACATACATTTTAGGAGGACAAATGGATCTCAAAACCTATCTAAAGACCTCTGGCGTTCGCCAGCAGGATTTCGCTCAAGTGGTTGGTGAGACGCAGGGCTATGTCAGTCGTGTTGCATCTGGAAAATGCCTTCTTGGTGCTGCAACTGCATTGAAATGGGCCGCAGCAACTGGCTATCAAGTTACACCACATGATCTACTCCCCAATATTTATCGAAAACCAACTGACGGACTGCCGGAACAGAATGCAGCTTAACAAAGGGCGTATTTGAAATCTGATTACGCTTAATCAGGTTTTCAGCGACAGGAGACGCGACGAAGTGGAAAACCTCGACGAACTGAAAAGAGAAATCTTCAATTGGGCTGCTGAGCGTGGGCAGGAACATGTTGCTATTGAGATCACTCGCATGTGGTTTCGAATGGGGGGCAATACCAACTGCGTAAAACTGCACCCGATGGAGGATTCGAAAGGTAATGCTGACTGGCGGGCTATCAACAACAACCGGCAGCAGATTTTTCGCTGGCTACGTGGTGAGACGAAAGCGGCAAGAATCAAAACTAAAGCGCTGGCCATGGCGATGGAAGCTGCATTACCTGCCGAACGATATGCACAGCTGGGAATGACCACTCAGCAGTTAATTTGCATTGCGATTCGTGATTTTGCCGCAGCGATTATTGCTCTGTTGCTTGATGCAAGGGATCGACCCCAGCGGATAGCACAGGCATTACAAGCCATACAGGAAACACAGCGCCTGACCAGCGTTTAACTTGTATCGAGGAAAGACCAATATGCAGACATCAACAGACCGCATCACCTGGCGGAACGGCTGGCGTTTAAATGGCGAACCATCCTGTGCGCATGATGTACGGGGAATATTTGAAGAACGCCTGTCCGCAAAAAAATGGGAAATCTATGAGAAACGCAAAGCTGAGATGATCGAGACGTGCGTTTTCCTCACACCAAAAGAATACGAAAAAGCCTGTCGTGAATTGGCTGAGCTGCTGGGGATCTGACTATGAGTATGACCCTAATGGCCCGGGCGATGGCAATAAAAACCGGAAACCCAATCCGTAAATTGGTTCTGATTAAGCTTGCAGATAACGCCAATGATAATGGTGAATGCTGGCCATCTTATCAGCACATAGCTGATCATTGCGAATGCAGCAGGAGTGCTGTTCGTACGCACATTGACGCGCTTATTGGCATGGGTGTTTTATCAAAAGAAAACCGTATTGGTATTAACAATGGTAAGGGAAATACATCGAATGTGTATTACCTGAATCTTGATAACCCTGTGTCACCAAAAAGCACAGCCCCTGTGCCGTCAAAAATCACAGGTATGCCGTTAGAAAACACACCCCCTATGCCATGTGGTGGCACCAGAACCAGTCATTCTTTTGAACCAGTCAATGAACCTAATGATCCCCCTAACCCCCAGAAGGGGGAGGGTGACGAATGGATCCTTGCTGACGCTAAAAAAGCCCTGGAATTCTACAACGAACAAACCGGTACCCGTTGCCGTGATGTTAAGCCGTTCGTTCTCATGCTTACGCCGACACAAACGCGGGAAGCATACACACTGGCTGAGCTGCAATTAGTTATTCGTTGGGTTCTGGCGACCTGGCGCCGCCGTGGTTCTGGATTACCTAAACCAGCCAATATCTGCCGCGTAAATCGCTTTGATGGTTATCTCGCAGATGCAGAAGCATGGGCCACTACGGAGGCTGATGTTGATCCGGATGCCGTCATGAACGGCTACAACGAGATATTCGCGGACACACTGCCTGCTGCTGAACTGGATGCAGATCGCCGCCGGATGATTATTCGCCTGGCGGCCCACATGAAAAATAAAACTACGGGAGCATTCCTGGGTTACTTCGAAAAATTCCGTGCTGATGCTCCTGATTTTTATTTCGGTTCTAACGGTGGATGGCGCGCCAGCTTTGACTATTTGATGAAACCAGAAACTTTACGTAATACCCGGGAAGGTTCGCTATGACTCCGCAGGAACTGGAAGCGTGTGTGCTGGCAGGGTTGCTGAATGGCGGTGCTTCACCTGACGCATTTGACGTGATCGCATCAACGCCAGAGGAATCATTCACCATTGGTTTTTATCGCCGCGCATTCAGCGAGATAAAAAAACAGGCACTGACTAACGGCATGATCGACATGCTTTTCATCAGTGAGGCGCTGGGCGGTTCAAGCCTGGCTGATTTGTCGGAAATTTCCCGCATACCTGCAACGATTCCGAATCTCAAAGGGTATGCAGGGAAGATGGTTAAGGCATGGCGTAGCCGTGCGCTGGCGAAACTTTTGCAGGATGGCGCCGACGGCATCCGCAATGCAGCCAACCAGGAACAACGTGATCAGGTTGTGGAAAAGGCTGTGGCGCAGCTGCTGGATATGACCGCTGAAAGCGGCGACGTCCAACCGGTACACATTAACGAGCTGTTGCCTGCCTACATAGACACCGTACAGAAACGCATGGAAGGCGATGAATCCACGCGTAACCTTCTGACCGGGATTTCGGATCTCGATAACGCTACAGGAGGTATTAACCCGCAGGATCTGATTGTTGTAGCTGGTCGACCTGGCATGGGGAAAACCGAATTTGCTCTGACTGTCGTGGAAGGTGTAACGGCAAAAGGTGGCGGCGCGCTAATTTTTAGCATGGAAATGGCTGCTGCTCAGATAGTTGAACGCTCCCTGGCTGGGGCCGGAAACCTGTCTGTTTCCCGTCTGCGTAACCCTCAGGATATGTACGATGAGGACTGGGCGCGATTAACGGCTGCGATAGGTGAGCTTACGGATCGTGATATCTGGATTGTCGATGCAACCGACCTTACGGTTGAACAGATTCGCGCCATTGCCGAAACACACAAACGACGTCACCCGCATCTGGCAATGATTATGGTCGACTATCTCGGTCTGATTAAAAAGCCAAAAGCAGAGCGTAACGATCTCGCCGTAGCGCATATTTCCCGAAATCTTAAAACGATGGCTATGCGCCTGCACACGCCAACCTTCGCGCTGAGCCAGCTCTCCCGCGCCGTCGATGCGCGCCCGGCGGCACAGCGCCGCCCGGTAATGTCAGATCTGCGTGATTCAGGCTCTATTGAGCAGGATGCTGACAGCATTCTGTTTCTGTACAGAGATGAAGTTTATAACCCCGAAAGCCCGGCTGCAGGTGTAGCTGAGGTCATCCTCGGAAAATGCCGCTTTGCAGCTGCTGGGACCGTAGTTTATCAGGAGTTTAAAAACGGACATTTCCTGCCGATCGACCAGCACATTGGCAAAGAAAAAACACGAATTCAACTGGAGGCAGCAAAACCAAGAAAACCGCACCGTAAATATGCAGAGAAGTACAACACCGACGCATTTTAAAACGCCTGACCAGCGTGAAATACAATGAGGAAAGACCAATGACCGACTTAATTTATCCTAAAGTAGCGACAGTTGACGATGCCTGTGACTGGACAAATGTAATCATCTGGCGGATGAACGCAGGCGCCAGAGCTCGCAGCCGTTCGGTTTATGTACCTTGCCCGCGCCCGGTCCCTGTTCCGGGATTAACTGCTCGCGCGGCCAAAAAAACTAAAAAATCAAAACCTGCTGAAACCAACCCACGGTGTTTCAGTAAGACACATACCGGAACCGTTATTTATTCAGGTGGAGAGAAGACAGTAAAACTTCGTGAAACGGCAACTGTATGGACTTCCGGAAGCAAAGAGAATTACGACAAAAAAACGGGCTATAGGGTGGGTATTACCAGCCGCTGTCGTCTGCTGCTGGATACCATAAAACCCATTGAGAATCCCACTGAATCCCAATTACCTCAAAAATCCAGCGAACTGCCGGCGGAACATCTCGTGGAGATTATGAAGGGCAAAACCCTGTCTTATCAGGGGATCATGTCTGCGATTAAAAAATATTACCCGGACATCAAAATAAGCCTGGAGCAGCTACAGAAACGCGTCTTTGCGCTTTGCATGTCGAACTTTGTTGGCATCGAGCGGCATGACGACATGCCTGTTACACACTTCACGCTGAAAAGCGTTGATCCCCGTTTCTACGTTCACTCAGAGAAAAATATGAGGACTTAAGGCATGACCGGGCAATCGGATTACCTCCCGCCCGGTCTCCCGTTCAATCGTGCGAAATGGCCGCAAGAATACCAACTCAAGGAGCATTACGACATGCGCGCCGCCGCGCTCGTTCGTCAGCTCTATGAACGGAAAGTTACACGCCAGACGGTTATTCAGCACATTGACGCGACGCCGGAGAGTTATCGGGATTTTTTCAGAGAACGTTTGAATTACTGGCGGCAGCAGCGCGAAAGGGGAAAGAGTGAATAAAAAGTACACATTAATTTATGCGGATCCTCCCTGGGCATACAGGGACAAAGCAGCAGATGGTGACCGCGGCGCCGGGTTTAAATATCCGGTGATGAATGTTCTCGATATTTGCCGTCTTCCTGTGTGGGACCTCGCTGCTGAAAGTAGCCTGCTGGCTATGTGGTGGGTTCCGACGCAGCCGCTTGAAGCACTGAAGGTAGTCGAGGCATGGGGGTTTCGTCTGATGACAATGAAAGGCTTTACCTGGAACAAATGCGGAAGCCGTCAGACAGAAAAACTGGTGATGGGAATGGGGCATATGACCCGCGCTAATAGTGAAGATTGTCTTTTTGCAGTTAAGGGGAACCTCCCCGAACGTATTGATGCAGGGATTATCCAGTCATTTACAGCGCCTCGCCTGGCTCATTCGCAAAAACCTGACATTGTGCGTGAAAAGTTAGTTCAACTGTTGGGTGACGTCCCACGTATAGAACTATTTGCGCGCCAGTCCTCTCATGGTTTTGACGTGTGGGGAAATGAGTGTGAGTCGTCTGATGTAATGCTGCTGCCTGGAATAGCTGAATTTATCAAAGAAGAGAGAGTGTGTGTGCAGCAAAACTAATGCAGCAACAATTCTTGATATGTACTTGGAGAGAGCAGAAAGAGATGAGTTATTGTTGAGTATTTGGATTCTTATTAACATCAGTATATTATAGGGGTTAACTATTTGTTCATTAAGGAAATCATGAGATGAGTAATAATGACAAACCAATAAATAACAAACAGGATGGTGATGCTTTATTTGAAAGTGTGAACCCAAAACCGGTTTCGTTTCAAAGACCACCTCCTCCAAGAGTCCCTGCTCCAACCCAACAGACTAAGAAATAGTTTTAAGGAGCAAAGATGGAGTCTCTAAGTTCAGAATTATTTAATATTCTGAAGTTCTTACTGCCCGGGTTCTTGGCTGCTTGGATTTTTCATGCTTTTACTTCTTATCCAAAACCCTCTCAATTTGAGAGGGTGGTTCAGGCTCTTATTTTTACGATTTTTGTTCAAGCACTGACGTTCTGTCTGAAAGTCGGGTTACAACTAGCGGGTAAGCATCTTTATAGTTTTGGTCCTTGGTCAGAAACTGTAGGGCTAACGTGGTTATATATCTCAGCAGTAATCGTGGGGCTTTTATTCAGTGTTTGTGCAAATACTGATTGTTTTCATACAGTCTTACGGTGGTTAAAGTTAACGAAACAAACATCCTATCATTGTGAGTGGTTTGGTGCGTTCCATACAAGAGAAAAAAGCTGGGTTATCCTGCATCTTATTGATGACAAAAGAGTTTATGGATGGCCACATGAATGGCCATCAGATCCCACAAAAGGTCATTTTGTGTTGACCAATCCATCTTGGATTGAAAATGAGCAATACTTGGATCAGCCACAAGTTGAATGTATTTTATTTAAAGTGACTGATATTAAATGGGTGGAATTTTTACAGGACCCAACGGAGAATGAAGATGGCCAGAAAAGTACCGAACCCGACGCCCCCCAGAAATCCGCCTAATAGCCCTTCGCAGGGGGGAAGAAATCCCCCGCCAACTCAGGGAACTAGACCTCCGCCGCCGAGAGTCCCGAAGTCTAGCTGAATTGAAGAATTTCACATTAAACCGCCAAGTAAAGGCGGTTTTTCTTTATTAAACATATGATTAAAAATTAACCCTATCACCATTTTTAACGTTTTGTGCCTTTAAAAGTTTGCACTTACTGCCACTTGGGAGTATATATACTGTATGTTTATACAGTATGCTTGTGAGGGAGGGAACGTGTTCAAAAAGACGGAGGTAGGGGAACATCTCCCCGATAACGGTCGCGTTCTCATAACCTGCAAGAATGGCAAGGTGACAGCACTCAGAAAAATCTATGATGATGAGCATGTCGCATCGCTTAAGTCGTTGTTAGAGCTGGCAGAACAAGCAGGTTGTGTCGTTGTTCAAAGAGGCAAAACTAAGATATAATTACGGTACCGGACTGAACACCCGGAACCTGTATTTCTGAGCAATTGCTGCGCTAAAGGGGAAACCAATGGCGCAGTATTCATTCGTAAAATCAGCAGGCGGAGTATTAATTCCGGCGACGCCTGACGCACGGGAATTTATCGAGAAAAAATTCCGTCTTGGTGCTGTTTTATATGCAGACTTTAAACAGGCACGTAATGCGGCATTTCACCGTAAATTTTTTGCACTCCTGAATCTTGGTTTCGATTACTGGCAACCGTCGGGCGGTGCAATATCCCCAGCAGATAAAAAACTGGTTCGTGGGTATGTGCAGCTGGTGGCCCATTATGCTGGCCATGAAGAAACACTCCAGGAACTGGCCGATCAGTATCTGCGTGAAGAGGCAGAAAAACGCGCCGGTAATATCAGCGCTGTAAAATCCTTTGAAGCCTTTCGCGCCTGGGTAACTATTGAGGCGGGTTTTTATACTCAATACGAAATGCCAGACGGTACTACCCGCAACGAACCCAAATCCATATCGTTCGCCAAAATGGACGATCTTGAGTTTTCCCAACTCTATAAATCCGTACTTGATGTGCTATGGAATTATATTTTGTTCCGCACATTTCCCACCCAGCAGGCTGCAGAAAACGCCGCCTCACAATTATTCAGTTACGCCGCATGAAGAAAATCGATCTCACCAAACAGGCGCGCGGTCGCATGTGTACTGTGCGCATTCCAGGTATCTGCAATTTTGATCCAGAAACCAGCGTTCTTGCCCATTATCGCATGAGTGACACCTGCGGGATGGGAATCAAACCACATGACATGCAAGGCGCAATTGCCTGCAACTGTTGTCATGACGTAATCGATGGCCGTGTAAAAACCGATATTGAACAGGACACTCTGAGGCTATATCACGCCGAAGGTGTTTTCCGTACCCAACAAATCTGGAGAGAGGAGGCGTTTATATGATTAACCCATCAACGACAGGAAAAGGGGGGGAAATGCTGCGATTAAACACCCTCGAGTCAGTCTGGATTCAGGGTAAACTTCGTATGTGGGGGCGATGGTCATATATTGGATCCGGGTCTGGAGGACATATGTTTAATAACCTTCTCGCGTCAAAAAAAGTCAGTAAAACTGCCATTCAACAGGTATTGAAGCATCTCAAATCATCGGGACTGGATCACGGTGAACTGATGTCATATTTTCTGGACATGCTTTCCGGAAAAGAAAAAAGCAACCTGGCATTCTGTACCGATGAAGAAGGCCTGTTAATGGATGCTGTGATCGGTGAAATATTGGTTCGGACAGGTCATCAGCGTCTTTTTAAATTGGTAGTTGATCGGTACAAGAATCGTATGAGTAAGAAGGCTATGGCAAGAGAACTGAATACTCGTCACCCGGAATGGTGCCTACGTACTTGCGTAAGCCGAATTGATGTCTGGTTGCAGATGGCAGAAGCCATGCTGTACTTACCAATGTGTGATGTATTCGATAAAAAAGCTGATCGATTCCGGTTGCAAAGTTGCACGGGGATTGCTTAAATTCAGCTATGCTCGCGAAGCTACACCCGCAGCGACAAATCAAAAAGACCCGCTCACATAAGGCGGGTTTTTTATTGATTTAAACCTTCGACTCAAGTTTTGGTTATGTTATGTATTTACTTCCTTGCTTGCTTTAAATGGAGTGATGCAATGAGTAATACAGTGTGTAGTAACGAGAGTTGTAAGAAGGAGTTCATCTACTGGGAACATAGTGGAGGATTTCCCGGCGGAAAAGAGAAAGAACCTATTGTCTGTCCTTACTGTGGTCATATAAACGGTTATGAAATGACAAGTGGTTTGATTTCAAGCAAGAAACTAGAAGATCGGTAACTATCAATTATTCACATGGGCCTCGGCATACGCCGGGGCTTTTTCATTTAAGGCCGCTGACAGGTCCGTTTAGCGCAACGCCTTTCCCCGTTTCCGCTCCTAGATGTTCGGGGATTTTTTATTCCCTCAATTAGCACCCGCAATATGCGCGAGGTGAGAGATCATGAAAATGCCTAATAACCCCAATACCTGGCCGGACTGGCTGGAATTATTCCAGAGCTGGTGGCGCGGAGATACGCCGCTGGGCGCTGTTCTCATGTCGTTATTCATGGCTGGTTTACGCATCGCTTACTTTGGTGGTGGTGGCGGCTGGAAGAAAAAAACACTCGAAATTCTTCTTTGTGGTGCTCTGACTTTGACCTTCTCATCAGCGTTGGAATATTTCGGTTGGCCTAAATCTCTGTCTGTGGCCATCGGTGGCGGAGTCGGGCTGATTGGTGTTGATGCCATCCGAGGATTTGCAATGCGGTTAATTGGCAATCGACTTGGTGTCGGTAGCGACAATAACAAGGTGTGATTATGACAATTCAGACTCCGCGTGGGATCCGTAACAATAACCCCGGAAATATTCGCTGGGGTGACGATTGGAAAGGCCTGGTCCCAAAAGATCAACGAACGGACAAATCATTTTGCCAGTTCACTACTCCTGAATATGGCATCCGGGCAATGATTATCATTTTGCGTAATTATCAGCGTAAGTATGGATTGGACACGGTAAGCGGCATTATCAAACGCTGGGCACCACCGAACGAGAATAACACGCAGGCCTATATCAATAGCGTGGCTCAGGCGACGGGCTTCACTCCCGACCAGCGCATTGATACCAATGACAGTCGCTTCATGGTTAAGTTGCTACAAGCCATCATTAAGCACGAGAACGGGAACCAACCATACAGCTCTGATACATTTGATCGCGCTGTCGAACAGGCAGGTTAATTATGGTTCTCGCGCTGATACGAAAATACTGGAAGCCATTATCAGAAATACTGCTGGTGGCTTTTTTGTTATGTGCGGCAGCGTACTGGTGTTATTCACGCGGGTATCAGGAGGCGGACTCATCCTGGAAATTGCAGTGGGCGCAACGTGACCTTACTGATGCGACCATCACATTGCAGCGTGAAGTAACCGAAAGAGCAGAAGAGCAGCGCCGCCAGCGTGCCGTTAATGAGGAACGAGAGAAAGCCGATGAAGAACTGGCAAAAGTACAGGCTGATGCTGACGCTGCTAAGCGTGCTCGCGGTGGGTTGCAGCAGCAGCTCGCCGAAATACAACGGCAACTCGCAACAAGTGAAACCGGCAGAGTTTCCGCCCTTGCAGCAGCAAGCCAGGCAAAAGCCGAGGCCGGAATATTGCTCGCCCAGCTGCTTGGCGAAGCTGACGATCTGGCGGGAAAATTCGCAAAAGAGGCTGATGAGCGTTATGTCGCCGGAAGTACCTGCGAGCGCACCTACGACAAAGTAATAAGGCTCAATGATGAATAATGCCCGCATTTGCGGGCATTAACTTTTAACGATTTTCTGGATGCACTCTCGCGTTGAGTGTATCGATAAAATCCTGTTTAGTAATGCCCACATTGTGAACCCAATTCTTAGCTCTAGCAGGAAGGAAAACTTCAAGCATACGTTGGTAAATTGCAACAGAGGGCATGTGAGAGTTCCGGGTGAGATCGTCTTTGCCGCTAAACCGTCCCATTCGTTTCAATAAACTACCAATCAAAAGAAACTTTGATTCGTTGTTACCGTCAAATCCGGGGAATGTGAGTGATAATTTCTCATCGAAATTACGAATAGATTTGGCAACCTCTGCTTTGTCTTCCGCACTGAATCGTTCGTATGTGTATTGGAGAATGTCATACATATCATAGGTATCAACGAAAAGCTGGACTTCCCAGGGGGTCTCCTCTTCTTCATCTTGAAGGCTTGGGTATTCCCAGGATAAAGCCCAGTAGTTATCCGTGCTGACTGCTTCGTCAATGAGGTCAGGATCAAATGAGTTTTCAATTTCTAATGCTCGGTGAATATCACTGAGCATCATGATCTGTAGTTTTTCTTGCTGTGAGTATTTCATTCTAAATTCCTTGAATTAATAGAGCGTTGATACTGCGTTATCAAAGATACATCTGATTAAATAGTTTTCAAGAAACTGAGGGTTAAAATGGCAAAACCGGACTGGGGAGCACTGCAACACCAGTTCCTCGCCGAGCATGCTAAATCCGGTATTTCCCCCAAAGACTGGTGTGAAGCGCAGGGACTGAATTACACATCTGCCCGCCGCTACATAAAAAAACCGACTGCGCAAAATGCGCAACAATCTGCGCAGAAAAAAATGCGCACTGCGCAGGCAAGAAAAAGCGCAGAGAAACTTCTCGATAGTGAACTTACTCCCCAACAGAAACGCTTCGTTGCTGAATATCTCATAGACCAGAACGCGACAGCCGCAGCCGAGCGAGCTGGTTACAGTGACGCAAGCTATGGTAGGCAACTCCTAACATTACCTCACGTTGCGCAGGCAATTGCGCAGCAGCAAAGAGATTCACTTGTGCGCACTTTGGCGAGTGCGGATGAAGTGCTCGAAAAGATGTGGCAACTCGCCACATTCGACGCTAACGAAATCTCGCAATATCGCCGGGGATGTTGTCGTTACTGCTGGGGCTTTGGCCATCACTATCAATGGCGTGATGTTATCGAGTTCGAAGAGAGGGAAGCGGAGGCAAAAGCCAAAAAAGGGAAAGAACCGGACGATGCTGGTGGATATGGCTACAACCACAACCGCGAGCCTAATCCGGATTGCCCTCGCTGCAATGGTGATGGAGTTGGCAGGCCGTATTTTGCTGACACAACCAAACTATCCTCAATAGCCCGCCTGGCATACTCCGGTACCAAGCTTGTGAAAGGTGGGATCGAAATATCGACCATCAGCCGCGAAAAAATGTTTGAAGCGATTATGCGGCGTTTGGGGCTTACCGAATCCGAACTGGCGCAACGGCTGCTGGATCTGGAAATCCGAAAACGCACCGCCGAAGCCGAACGTCTGGAACAAGAAGTTGAGCTTAAGCGTAAAGGCAAGGGCAAAGACGACGAGCCGACAGTGGTCATTAAACTGGTGAATTCCCCTGATGGCGACTGAACATGTTATTGAGTTCCTGCCGTTCCATGCAGGGCAAAAGAAAATTTATCGTTCTCCTGCAAAACGAAAAGTTATCCGTGCCGGTCGTCGTTACGGTAAGACAACGATGCTGGAGCAGGCAGGAGGGAACTGGGCAGCGCGGCAAATGCGCGTAGGCTGGTTTGCGCCGTCTTATAAAATTCTGCTGCCGTCGTTTAAAGCTATACGCGACCTGTTAAAGCCGATCACGATTAGTTCCAGTAAGACCGATGCGATTATCGAAACCATTGGTGGGGGGCTGGTCGAGTTCTGGACGCTGGATAACCCTGATGCTGGTCGATCCCGTAAATACCACAAAGTCATTATTGATGAGGGAAGCCTCGTTAAGAAGGGCATGCGTGATATCTGGGAACAGGCAATAGAGCCAACTCTGCTCGACTTTGATGGCGATGCAGTAATGGCCGGTACGCCTAAAGGCGTTGATGACGAGAATTTTTTCTATCAGGCCTGTAACGATAAATCGATGGGCTGGGAGGAACATCACGCACCGACCGCTGCCAACCCGACTATTAATCCGGCTGCGCTGGCGCGAATTATTGATGGTCGTCCGCCGCTGGTGGTTCAGCAGGAATATAACGCCGAATTTGTGGACTGGCGTGGGCAGAACTTTTTCAAACTCGATTGGATCCTGGAGGACGGCGCTCCTGTCGACTACCCATTTTCCTGCGATACGGTTTATGGCGTCGTTGACTGTGCGCAGAAGGGGAAACTCCAGAACGATGGATCCGCATGCATCTGGTTTGCGCTGGATAACCTGCCGTCGCCACACCTCGTTATTCTGGACTGGGACATTATCCAGATTGATGGATATTTCCTGAAAGACATTGTTCCTCAGTGGGAAGGAAAGGCCAAACAGCTTAGCGAAATATGTCGCGCGCGTATGGGGACTACAGGCCTGTTTATCGAGGACAAGGCAACCGGGATCACCCTGTTACAGCAGGGGGCTAATGAGGGGTGGAACGTACACCCTATCGACAGTGATTTAACGTCACTTCCCAAAGAATCCCGCGCCATCAACATTTCTGGTTATGTGGCGTCCGGGAAAGTACGCATTTCTAAATACGCCTTTGACAAAATCGTTGAGTACAAGCAATCGAAGAAAAATCATCTTCTGACGCAGGTGCTCAAGTTCATCATCGGTGAAGAAGACCAGGACGACGATCTGTTTGACTGCTTTAACTACGGCGTCGCGCTTGGCCTTGGTAACGGAGAGGGGTTCTGATGCAGGACGACGACGATATTTGCATGGGCAGTAATGCTGGCGTCCTCAGTAAGATTCTGGAGGGCGGAAGCATTGAACCCGGCGCGCAGGCAGGGTACGAGCTCTGCAAGCTGATTTATTTGTTTCACCCGCTGGGCGGAAAGATGGTCGATCGCCCGATAAAACTGGCGATGTCAGAACCACGAACTGTACATGTTACTCGTGGACCTGAAAGGCGCCTGCGTGAAGCTTTCGAGCGCGAGTGGAAAGCGATTAAAGCCGATCGCATCATTGCTAACACTGCGCGCCAGTCCAGAATTTACGGTGTAGGCGCTGTGGTGATGCTCATTGACGGCGAGCCCACGAACGAAGCCGCTGAGTTTGACACGCTGTATAAAAAATCCATCACCTTCAACGTGCTGGATCCGATGAATACAGCTGGCTCTGTGGTACTCAATCAGGATCCTAATTCTGCTGATTTCCAGAAGGTGGGAAGTGTGACCGCCGCCGGGCAACCTTACCACCATAGCCGTTGCTGCGTGATGATGAACGAGGATCCTATTTATCTGGCTTACACGCCGTCATCCTTTGGTTTTGCCGGGCGCAGCGTTTATCAGCGTGCGCTCTATCCGCTGAAGTCATTCATTCAGTCGATGCGGGCTGATGACATGGTAACGATTAAAGCCGGGCTGCTGGTGGCGTTTATCAAGCAAGCTAGTTCTATCGTTAACAACATGATGCAGAAAATGTCCGGCATTAAGCGCTGGATGTTGAAGCGTGGAGGAAACGGAGATGTGTTACAGGTCGGTGAGAATGACAAAATTGAATCGCTCGATATGCAGAACCTAGAAAAGCCGCTGGATACTGCACGTAATCACATTCTGGCTAATATCGCTACGGCGGCAGACATGCCTGCCATTTTGCTTAACAGCGAGACATTCACACGCGGATTTGGTGAAGGTACCGAGGATGCAAAAGCGGTAGCGCAATACATCGATGACGTTCGCAAAGACCTTGAGCCGCTTTACGATTTCTTTGTGCGCATCGTGCAATACCGCGCCTGGTCCCGCGAATTTTTCGAAGCATTGAAAAACGACATGCCAGAGTACGAAAAAATCACCTGGGAGGCGGCATTCAATTCCTGGGTGAACAATTTCGACTACGTCTGGCCGTCAGCGTTGAAAGAGCCTGAAAGCGAAAAGGTCAAAGTTGATGAAACCCGCTTTAAGGCGATTACTGAGATGCTGAACGTGCTGCTGCCTCAGCTCACTAAAGACCCGCAAAACAGGGCAACGCTCATCAAATGGGGCTGTGAAAACGCCAACATGAACGAAAACCTGTTTGCTGATCGGCTTGAGCTGGATTACGAATTGCTGGAGCAATGCCCTCCGGACCCACCTCCAACAGGCAACGATAACGAGGATAACTACGATGGCCTCATTCGTGAAAGAGCTGCGTGACGCCATTAAACATTTTCTGGAATACGGTTACAGCAGCGAAGAAAGCCTGATCATGTGGACTGAGCGCCTGCGGAATGCCACAGAAAACAAAGTTGATGGAAATGACCTGTACCGATACGTCAGCCGCCGGCTAACTGCAGCTTATGATCTGGAGATCGGACGGGAAAAAGCGCTGAAACGCCATCTAGGTGTGAGTCGTTTCACGCTAAATTACCTTGAGCCGAAACTTCGTGCTGAGCTGGACCGCCGGATCATGGCATCCGCCGATCTGATAAAACTCAACCGTACGCAGGCCATTGATAAGACAATTCAGCGCTTCAGCGGGTGGGCAACCAGTATCCCGCCGATAAGCGAAATGAGCGTTGGTCTGTCGGCTTCTTCCCGGTCTGGTGTAATTGCTACTAGTCAGCACATCGCAAAATCAGCCCGCCAGATTGATTTCGAGCAGCGTCGGGTGATGGTCGATCAGACGCATAAGCTTATCGCCAACATTGATAACATCATTGCCACTGAGGGTGGGGCAATTGCTGCTGTCTGGCATAGCCACTGGCGACAGCCAAATTATGATTTCCGTGAACCTCATAAGGAGCGTGATTTGCTGGTGTATGCCATTCGTGGCAACTGGGCGATAAAAAAAGGATTCATGAAGGCTGGTCCGGCTGGCTATCTCGATGAAATCACTCAACCGGGCGAAGAAGTCTTTTGTCGTTGCTACCTGACGTTCATCTATAACGTCCGAAGCCTGCCTGATGAAATGAAAACCGAAAAATGGCGGAAATTCATTGAAGGCAACAAATCAGTCGGTCGTCGTTCTGCAAACTTCGAGACCATAAAAAACGGAGGATAAGTGAAAACCTACGCTGCCGGGATCCTGTTTAAGTCTGGCGGGAAAATATTTCTGGTTAAGCGTGGGGATGATGGTTCGTGGGCGGTACCGGGCGGAAAACTCGAAGAGGGGGAAACGCCGGAATCCGCGGCAAGGCGTGAAGTTCTGGAAGAGTGCGGGTTTGATTATTCCGCACCGCTGACGCCTCATACCCTGATTGATGGCTATGTTACCTACCTTGCTGATGATGCTGAGCAATTCGACGCGGTTTTGAACGATGAAAATCAAGCATGTGGCTGGTTTTCGCCAAATGAACTGCCCGATCCGCTACACCCTGGTATGGTGGCGATGCTTGATGCCGAACCACTCAATGAAATGGATGTTGCCGGGCTTATTGCCGACGGGCAACTCACATCCCCGCAATTTTTCAGAAATATGTACCTGTGGGCGCTGCGTATCACCGGAACGGGTGTTACATGGCGATCCAAATTCAGGCAATACGCCTACCGCTCCCCTGAAAATTACCTGACGGATGAATTTCTCGCCCGGTGTTCTGGCCTGCCGGTTATCTGGTGGCATCCAGAAAAAAACACACTCAATAGCGAAGAATTCGCCTCAAGGACGATTGGGGCGATTACGTTTGCCTGGATTAAAGGTGATGAGGTGTGGGGAATGGCCCGCATTTACGACACCGACGCCGCCGCGAATCTTTCAACGCGGCAACTCAGTACATCCCCCACGGTGACGGGCGGCGATGACGTTCTGATCGACGTCGATGGCGAACCGCTACTGCTGGAAGGAACTCCTGTTTTACTAGATCACCTAGCTATTTGTGAGCAGGGCGTCTGGGACAAGCTGGGGGAACCGACGGGAGTTAAATCCGACACACTTTTGAACGAGGTCCAGAAAATGGATGAAGAAAAAGTATTAGCACTCATTAACCAGGCGCTGGACGCTCGCGAAGCCCGCGCAAAGGCCGATGCTGAGGAAAAAGCGAAAGCAGATGCCGAAGCAGCAGAAAAGACGAAAGCTGATGAAGATGCTGCCCGTCTCAAGGAAGAGGAAGAAAAAGCGAAAGCTGACGCTGATGCGAAAGCCAAGGCAGATGCAGAAGCCGAAGAAAAGGCAAAAGCTGATGCTGAACTGGAAAAAATCCGTGCGGACATGGAAGAAATGAAAAGCCGTGTACCTCAGGAACTCAGCGACGAAGAACGTAACGAAATCGCTGATACCCAGTGCAAAGCTGACAGTGTATTCGCTTCTTTCGGGGAGCGTGCGCCGCAACCAATGGCGGGTGAACGTGCGATGCCATATCGCCGCCGCATCATGACACGTCTGCAAAAATATTCTCCTGATTATAAAGAAGTGGATCTGCATGCCATTGCAGACAGTCAACTCCTGAGCATCGCGGAGAAAAAAATCTATGCCGATGCGCAGGCATCAGCGGCATCCAGTCTGGAACCAGGTGCAGGGTTGCGTGAAGTCATTCGCACCGACGCCACCGGACGCCGTATCAGCACCTTTATCGGTGACCCGTCCGCAACGTGGGCTCCGTTCCAGGCAGTCAGCCGTAAGCTCGCTGGCATTAACCAGTAATCAACCGGAGAACAATTAACATGTCGAGCGTTCTGTCAGTAAACCCAATGCAGACCACAAATGCGCGCGGTACTTTCTACACGAAATCCGATGGTCTCATTCAGGGGGTTGCGCTGGATGATCCAGCTGCGCGCTATGCATTGGCGTCCGGTACCCTCTCCAACGATGAAGTAAAACCTCTCTGGGGCGGTCTGGCTGTCAATGAACTGGTGCCGGGAGCATCCTCAGCACCACGAGGCAGCGTTATCAAACGAGCTACCACTCTTTCACAACTGGTGGGGTTCTCTGTATTCAACCAGGCACACAATGGCCTGACTACTCCGCAATCGCCAGTACCTCTTTTTCTTAGCAACATGAGCGTGTCTTTCTATCGTCTTGGTTCCGGGATGCGTGTTCCGGTCAAAGCCTCTGATGCAGTGATCTCTCTGGCCAGCGCGGGGATTTCCGTTAACCAGCCGTTGGTCTGGAACTTTGCTGAGGATTGCCTCGATGTATTCAGCACAGTAGCGGCAGATGTGGCGACTACGGAAATCACATGGACTGCACCCACTGCCAATGCGGCAGGGTTCGCTACCGCGACGACAGCCAGTGCTCATGGACTGAAAGTGGGCGGTTATGCGGATATTACGGGCGCGGCTCCTGCTGCATATAACGGCATCGTTCAGGTGCTCAGTGTTCCTACGGCAACCACATTCACCTTTACCCCGGTTTCAGTACCTGCGGGCAATGCAACCACTCAGGGAACGGTAGGCGCGGCAAAAGTGCAGGACGTTGCCCTTCCGGTAAAAATCATCGAAATGCAGATGGGTAACAGCAAAACCGTTTCTTACGATTCGGCAACGGGTTTTGCTACCTGGAACGACAGCGGAAACGCTGCGGTAATTCTGCTGTAATCAGGAGAGGCTAAGAGATGCCAGCTATTACACCCGCTTATCAAATTGTAAATCCGTCGTACATCATGCCGGAAATGATCCTGTCCTATCAGCAGGCATCCGGCGCGTTTTCCGTTATGGCCAGCGGTAACCCGCTGGTTCGTCTGTCTGACGGTGACCAGTACGTTTACATGAAACGCCTGGATATTCGTACTCAGGTTACCTCCAGCCAGTCAGGGAATGCCAACCAGTTACCCTCCGTTGCATTGGATGCACGAATGGTTAGTACGCCAACGTATATGTTCCGCGCCCGAGCCATTTACGATCATCATGATATGGCCGCTGCGGGGAACTGGGGGATTGCATTGCCGGAAGCTCAGCGTCTTGGTACCCGGCAGGCAATTTTCCAGCAACTGCGAAATGCGCTGCTGTACGGCATGAATCCAGCTGGCGGTGAAGGTGTTCTGAATACCAACGGTGCGACCACTATCAGTCTTCCGGCAGACAGTGGCGGAAATACTACCGTCCTGACTTACGATCATGGCGAAATGGCTGTATTCCTGCTGGCACAGATTCAGGCAATCCGCACCCGCACTATGCAAATGGGCCGTCCGTCACGAATGGTTATTCTTGGCCCTCAGCGTACGCTGGGTACGATGGAGATGCAGCAGATTGTTCAGTTGACCAGTTACCAGCGTCCTGGCGGCGGTACTGCGACAGTTAAAGGGACCGTTGCTGGTGTTGCAGACGATGCAGACTGCGGCATTGACTGGGTTTATGACGATACACTAATCGGTGCTGGGGCAAATGGTACTGATGCAGTCATTATCGCCATGCCAGAAGTTGAACGGCCGGAGGTGAACGCGAAAATCAACACTAACGAATTCGCGAAACTTAGCCCGTCGTTGGAAGCGACATCACTGATGCTGTGTGACATGGCCGCACCGCGAGAAATCCCAACTCCGATTGCTGGCGGGGCGATCGACGTACTTTCCGAACTGCGCTCCACTTCCGGCTGGGTGCTTCGTCCTGAGGCGCTGACCATCATTTCGATGAAATACAGCAATTAATTTCCCCTCGCAGATTTCCCTGTGTACCTGGTGGTACGCGGGGATTTTTTTAACCAGGAGTACACATGAAACTGTATATCGCCAATACCACCAAGCAGCGTCACGATTTCGCCTATCGCAAACCTGAAACAGGTCGCCTCGTGTATCACCCGATTAATGCTGGTTCACAGGCTGTCGTTATTGACGGAACACGCGCAGAGATCGACCTCATTATTCAGCAGCACGCTGAGTACGGCCTGATTGACGCAACAAAAATTGACCAGAACCGTATTTATATCGGGCTGTGTTACAGCATTGATAAACCCGTGGCGTCAAAAGTGATCGAAAAAGCCATGCGGGATAACGATGGTCACCTGAATCGTGCTGCTCATGACCGCCGGCAAGCGTCAGTACTGGCAACAGACAGCGCGCTCAGTGAACAAGACAACGGCTATCGGGGAGAGTTGGAGGTGAGCGCAGAGCAACGCCTGAACGCTACGGATGATAAAGATGAAACCGAATTCGTTGACGAAACACTGGCGGTGAATGCGGGATCCAAAAAGAAAAATAAGTGAGGAACGCCATGCCTGATCTGGCCGGATTTATCCTGTTTATTCGCAATACGATGGGCGTAAATGTCGATGATTTACCCGATGATGCGCCCTCTATTTACCTTACCTGGTCAATGTCGCTGGACTGGGTGAACCGCCAGATTGCGTGTATCAGCCCAGTTCTTTATTCGCAGGCGGTTTATAACCTCGCGGCTTCCTTCCTGATTAACTTCGGACCCGAGGATGTTTTCGGCCCTGTACGTGAAAAACTGGGTATTAATAATTTCACTGCCGGTGTTATCAGTGCTTCCGCAGATGAGTCAACCAGCCAGACCCGGGAAGTCAGCGACGCGCTAAAAAATCTTTCTCTTGCTGACCTCCAACAACTCAAAGATCCCTACGGTCGCTGGTACCTGGCAATCGCTCAGCAATATGGTGATTTGTGGGGGCTTACATGAAACTTCACCTGGGCGTGATGGATATACCCTACGAAAACGAGAATACGACCACCGGAGATGTGGCCGAAATTCTTGAGGGAAAATATCACATCATGCAGACGTTCTTTGATCGGCATGGTGAGGAGATTGCTCAACTGATGAGTAATGACCTTGCTGCAGGTCTTGAGAACTTGCTGGCAGGTGCGCCGCCTCCCTCCGATCCTTTTGCGGAATCAATGTCGCAGGTTCATCACCTTTTTGTCGCTTTTCTCGATAACGCCGAAATGAACGGTACCGAAGGTGTCCCAACAGCCCGGGCGCTAGAAGGAATCAGCAAACGTTTCAAAAACAAGAAAGGGGAGCCGCGCCCCTCTTTCATCGATACGGGAATGTTTCAGGCCTCTATGCGGGCCTGGGTAAGCGGGGTGTTGAATGCCTTCCCTCAGTGAGCTATCTCAGGCAAAAACGGAGCTTAATGCTTCGCTGGTTCAGGGGTTGGACGATTTAAGCCGTTCGGCCTCAGTGACCTTCACAAAATATGTTCGCAAGGTGCTGCCGTTAGATGGGTTCGTTTTCTGGGTTAAGGCTTCGATTCTTGCAGATGATCCAGATAGCGAACCCGACTATAAAGACGTCAAAGGTTACCTGCATTTAACGACGGAAAGTATCCAGGATGAGGAGCAGCTCTACGATAAAAATGTGGTCACGTTCACTGCTCAGTCTGACATTGACCCGTTCAACGATATCGGTTCTGAGGTACTGTACATAGGTGAGTTTTACGGCATTAAGTTTGCGTTTTCCCGGCGCTCTGGGCTGAACGAACCTGCCAATATTTACCATTACACCGGGAATGCGATTTATCCACACATGCTGTCACAGATAGTTGACTCGCCTGACGATATTGATCTTGCAGATGTGGTGGTTTCTAACTCGCTACCGATCTGGCTCTCCCTGAGCCAATTCATGCCGATGTATCCGGCAAAACTTTCTTTGCAGAACCTTTCCCCACCTTATGCCACCGTGAAATGTGGGGATCCTGAGCCTGTAGCCGGTGCGTTTTACCTTGACGAAAATCAGAACCAGTATCAGCTGGTGACGGAGGATGTGACGGTATACGTCACCGGGCTACGGAATGCCGCAGCTGAGGATTTTCTTCGCTATGTGCAGGACTACACGCTGAATGATACGGCTGAAATGGGGGTGATGAATATCCCCGTTATTAAAGATGACCGCGTGACGCAGAACGAGCTCAACGTTATGGCGATGCGAAAAATCATCAAACTCAAAGTTAATTATTATCAGCAGCGGATGAGGAATGTCGCCCGTCAGCTGATCACGTCTGCAATTCCGTCCATTTACGTGGAGAAATAATGTAATGGCAATTGTTAATATTAATGTGTCGGTGACGAATCCGCCAAAGCCGTCGAACCTGTTAAAATCCGGCGCCCTAGTCTCTACCGGTGGCACGACGTTAACACCCGGTAGTTTTCAACTGCTGACTTCAAAAGACGATCTGAAATCGCTTGTCTCTCCGGCTAAAGCAATTTCAGCCATTGCATGGGCAACCAATACCGTCACCGTCACGCTGGTTGAGTCGCTCGGCTGGAGCGACGGCGATAAAGTTCCCGTTTTTATCGACGGCGTTGCACCGAAAGGCTACAACGGAGCATATACAGCTACGGTGACCGGCGATAAAACCCTGACCTACACGCTGAACACCGATCCGGGCTCTGCTACCACGATGGGGACCGTCACCGCCGTTGCAGCGGGTGAAATCCAGCAGATGAATACCACGTACTGGGCGCAGGGCACCAGCCGAGCGGTATATGTTCTGGAGCTGGGGGAATTGAGTGTTCCTGCTGCGGTTGCGGCGCTGGGAAACTTCATTGATGAAGATATTTCCCTGGGCAACACCTACCAGAAGTTTTTCTCTTATCTGGTGCCGCGGGAGTGGGATACAGAAACCACGTTTAAGACGCTGGCGAACAATTACACGTCGCCGGGCTCGCTGGTGAAATTTTTCGTTACTACCACGATCGCAACCTACGAAGCATGGGTATCGGGAAAATATCCGAACGTGTTCGCAGGGGTTGAGGCTCCGGCGATTGGCGCAACAGAGTTTTCGATGGCTGCTCCGTTTCAGTCGTCCCTGGCTAACGATCCGGGTTCGTCCAACATGGTGCCGCCGATGGCGTACCGGTTCATGTACGGCGTGACCGAGTACCCGCCAGCGGGCAACGGTACTTTGCTGAAAACGCTGCAGGACAACAACATCAACTATATCGGCACGGCTGCTGAAGGCGGCCTGAGCAATAAAATGCTGGTGGCGGGCCACATGCTCGATGGTATGCCGTTCAACTACTGGTACTCCGTCGCCTGGTGTGCCATTAACCTCGAGCTGGATCTGGCGAACGAGGTGATCAACGGCTCGAACACGACGACAAACCCGCTCTACTACGAGCAGCGAGGTATCGACCGCCTGCAGAACCGTGCGCTGAAAACGTTACGTTCTGGCATCAGCTATGGGCTGATCCTCGGGCAGGTTATCGACACCCGCCTGACTCAGGACGCTTTCAATGAAGCGTATGAGAAGGGCACCTATGCGGGCAGCGCCGTCATTAACGCGGTGCCATTCGCCAGCTACACCAGCCTAAACCAGTCCGATTACGCCGATGGTAAATATAACGGCCTGAGCGCCGTCATTACGCCGAAACGCGGCTTTGAGTCCATCACGTTTAATCTCAACGTAACCAATTTTGTGGGGGCGTAATAAATGCCAAATCCATTAGTACCACAGGGATTTCTTAACCGGGTTCGTGGGGCGGTGACCGTCACCGATAACCCGGCACTGAATGTCAGCGCGTCCTATCTCGGAAAAGAGGGGATTAGCATGCGGCCAGACACGGCCGCAACGGATATTTTACCCACGCTCACCGGGACCGTTGGCAGCCAGGCTCCGTATCAGCAGGTCACGCTGACGATTCATCTGCTGAAAACACAGGGGCTGGGAGCCAGCTATCAAAAGCAGTTTGCTACCGATACCGCGCTGGGCGAAGTAGTGGTGACGCCGGACGCGACCACGTTCGGCAACTACACCGTGCTGAACTGCTATCTGGTCAATTTTAACGAGCTACAGCTCAACGGTATGGATGCGGGTTACGTAGTTACGCTGTCCGGGTACCTGATCACCAACGATAAAATGTGGGATTAATTACCGTGAAAATTGATAAAAAACTTAACTTCGTCAGCACGATCACTCGCGATGATGGCTCAATGGTTTACCTGCACGTAGTGCCATTTCCTTATGAAGTGGTTGAGCAAAACTGCGTGTTGTTGGGCAATCTGTTCAATAACTTTTTTACCCTTGTTGGTACCGTTGGCGCGCCGCGTGTGGCTGCAATGATGCTACGAAATATCATCAAGTCGCGACAGGAGAATGGGGACATTGCTCCGGGTGCGCCGACGATCATTGATGATATTCAGCGCCTGACTACGGTTATCTGGAATGATAACGGGGTGTGGAAAACTTCCCCGCTGGACGCTGCATTTAAAAACGACCTCATTACTCCGGATGAATATCGGGAGATCGAGGGTGAAATCGTTTTTTTTATGGTGAGCTCTGCTATTCAGAAAGCGAACCTTGTGGCGGGCACGATGGGGCACGCGCTCGAAATGTACAGTGGGCAACTCGTCTCATTGAGCATTACGGAGTATCGCGATTCTTTGCCGAAGTCGAAAACGGCTACTGCTATCCCGACCCTGACAGCCCCGCAGGAACAATCACACATTCCCTCCTGACCTGGGCGTCCTGTGAAGGGTTCGCCGAACTATGCCGGGAACTGGACTGTGGTGACTACAAAAGCCCGCTCCACTTCCGGCAGCGGTTCATTCTCGAAGAGATAAGGAAAAAGGGCTATTTCAATGGTGGCTAAATCCGTTGTTGAAATTGATGTTCAGGATGAAAAATTTCAGTCATTTCTGGAAAAATTCAACGAATATCAAAAAGCGCTTGAGGAGTTACCCGAGCAGTGGCGCGGTGCCGTTCATGGCCTGAGCGAAACAGCAAAGGAAACGGAACGTGTTCGCGGCAGTACCGAGGCGATAACGCAGGCCTTCACTGATGGTGTGGCCGCAATTGCATCCGTCAATGATGGGCTGGACAGGCTGAACGGCAATCTGGAAAAGGCCAACAAATCCCAGACTGCGCTCAACAAAAAAACCAGCGGCGTTCGTAACTTTCTGAACAAAGCCAGCAAGGATGCCAAATCACTCGCGGGTCACATCAAGGATGCCACCACCAGCCTGTTATCCTGGGGGACAGTGCTGGGGCTCTTTACTGGGCTGGCTGGCGCTGGTGGGTTGTGGGGGATGAATCGTCTTGCGGGTACTGCCTCTGCACAGCGGTTTACGGCTATGGGGCTGGGCACGACCGCTGGCGGTCTTAATTCTGCCGCCATCAATTATCAGAAGGTACTGGGTAACCCTGTCGGTACACTCGGTGCTATCCGGGATTCACAACTGGACCTCAGCAAGCGCTGGCAGTTTAACGCGATGGGTGTTAACCCCAATCAGGATCCGGCAACGTTATTGCCCCAGATGATTAAGTCTGCCCGCGATATCTTTGTGCGCAATGGCAGTACTCAGCAAGGGGCCGAGGCCTACGGTCTGACCAACTACTTCACTCTCGACGATCTGAATCGCTTTAAAAACATGAGCGATGCAGAAATCGATGCGATGACAAAACAGGCCCAGAAGGATACTCAGAGACTACAGATTACCGATCAACAGCTGAAGCAATGGCAGGATTTCAATGTTCAGCTTGACCGCAGCAAAGTCAGTATCGGCAATACCTTTATCCGGGGGCTCGCTCCTCTGGCGCCAGAGCTGGGAAAACTGTCGGATGCATTTTCAGGTGCGATCGAAACGGTTCTGAAATCCCCGGAACTGGGAAAATGGATTGATGGCCTGTCTGAGGGGATCCGGAGCTTTGGTAATTATCTCGCCTCACCCGAATTTAAAAATGATGTAGCGGCCTTTATGACAGGTGTTGAGCGGTTAGCGACGGTTATTGGGAAAGTTATCGACTGGATAGCAGGAAAATCCAGCATATCCATAGACGATGTGAAATCTCACTCCTCAATACTCAGTAATGAGCCAGTAACAGACACTACAACCGGGGAAAGTTATGTGAAAGGCGGTCAGAACGATCCGGCCGTCTGGTCATGGCTGAAATCGGCCGGTCGTTCGCTCAATAAAATAACAGGCACGGCACCCTCAGAATATGACGAGTATTTTGAAGAGGCTGCTAAAAAGTACAACCTCGACCCCAAAATACTTAAGGCCACAGCCGCTGCAGAGTCATCGTGGGATCAGAACGCTAAAGGCCCGGTAACCCGTTCCGGGCTACAGGCTCAGGGGTTGATGCAGGTTATGCCGGCTAACTTCCAGCCAGGGGAAAATCCATGGGATCCCCGCGATAACATAATGGCTGGTGCGCGTGTTATGTCCTGGGCGAAAAAACAGGCTGGAGGTGATACAGAAGAAATGCTGCGTTGGTACAACGGCGGCAAAAACAGGGGCAGCAAAGAGAATCGCGAATATGCTGGCAGGGTTAACGAACAGTACCGAAAAATTTACGGTACTGATATGCCTGGCTCCAGCCAGAACACTCCGGCAACTCAGGGTATGCCTCCTCAGCGAAATACTGAAGATACGCAGCTTTTGCGACAAATAGCTGAAAACCAGCGGCGCGGTAATTCTCAGGGGGTGGTGATTTACAACAATACGGGAGGTAGTGCCGTGGTTTCCAGCACGCAACTCGGAGGATTTGGCTGATGGCATTTACTCGTGAACTATACAAACTAGGTTTTGAAATTTCCCCGGTGATCCTCTGTGACGGTATTGCGCAGAGTATTCCCGGAGGGATGCTCCCGATTGTGGCGTTGACCCAGAGCGCCAGTTTTGTTACCGGGTTGCTGGGCGGAGCAATGGAACTCACCGATCTGGATAAATATTTTTGCCACTGGCGGGCGGCGCAGGGGGCGACGATGATTGAATATGATATCGGTCGCTATCCTTTCGCTAACCAGGCTGTTGCCGCGAATGCGCTGCTTGCTCAGCCGCTACGTGTTTCTATGTTGATGGATGCGCCCGTGAACGATAATACCGGCGCTATGACAAAACTGGTCACGCTCAGCGCGCTACAGGCTGTGCTGCAGGCGCATGCGAATCTTGGCGGGACGTACATAGTTGCAACGCCAGCCATTATTTACAACAGCTGCATATTGAAGACTGTGCGCGATGTGACGGGATCTAATGATCCGTTGCCACAGCGGCAATGGTTGTGGGATTTCGAGCAACCTCTCATCACTGAAACAGGTACTGATCAGGCTATCAACAGCTACCTGAGTAAGATTGATAATGGTGATAAAACGACGGAAAGCGCATGGACAAATACTCTCTCTGCAATCGGTAACACTTCACTTGGTAGCAGTGTATCTGGGGCCGTAATCGGACTTATCGGTAAATTAAGTGGGGCATTTGGCCTATGAGCATAGCAATTTATCCTTTCTCAGGTAATGAGCAAAAGAGCATGATTTTTACGCCTGTGCTCGATGGTGAGGTTTATAACTGCCAGACGAAATGGAATATAGCAGCTCAGCGCTGGTATCTGAACATTACGGATAACTCCGGCAACCGGCAGTTGACTATTCCGATAGTAGCGTCTCCAGTTGGGTACGATATTAATCTGCTTGTCGGAGCGTTCAATATTTCAAAAATGGTCTGGCGATACTCAAAGGGGCAAATAGAGGTCATTAACTGATGCGCTATTATGATATCCAGATTTTTTCCCCTCCTGATGAAAACGGTAATCCCGGAAAACTCTTCAAACAATATTCCAGCCTTAAAAACGGTGTTTTCAACCCTGGTAATTTAATGATTGAGTTTGACCTACTGCGATTTGGTGAATCAACGCCAAAAGGCCAGAGCACAATCACCATCTGGGGGATTAGCCCACAGGATATGCAGCAGGCCAGACAAAATATGTTTGGTATGACGATCAAAATGTGGCTGGGTATGTCGAAAGGGCTCCCACTGGCCAAACCTGGTCAGAATGGTCTGGTGCTTGAAGGAACCATCTGGCAGGTTCTGGGTAACTGGCAGGGTACCGAGCTAAGAATGGATCTTATCGTTACCGCAGGTGCGGTTTCGAGCGTGAACCCTGCACCGCTTGCGCCGATTAATTTAACCCTTCCATGGAATAAGGGGATAAAACTCTCGGTAGCGCTCACTCAGTGTTTTCAGAATATGGGCGGGGATTATCGTTTCTCTATCAGCGTTAGTGACAGGTTAATAAATAACTACGATAGCGGAATGTATTGTGGAAGTCTGACTGAGCTTGCACAGCGGTTAAATACGCTGAGTAAAAGCATTATCAAAGACAGTAATTATTCAGGTGTGGAAATTACCATGGTGAATGGTAAAGAGATTCGCGTGTTCGATAATGATTTTGACCACCACCAGGATAAAGACTCAAACAAAAGCGCATCGTACAGAAGTAAAAATCCTATACAAATAGTTTTTACTGATTTGGTGGGGCAGCCGACCTGGGTGCAGTTCGGTACCGTCTCTATTCCCTGTGTCATGCGCAGTGACATTCAGGTGGGGGATTACATCCGGATGCCGCCGAAACTGCGGCCGATGATCCAGGCATCTTCATATTCTCAGTTTCGAGACGATTCTGCCTTTACTGGTGACTTTCTTGTGTCGTCGGTCCGTTTAATAGGAAACAGCAGGCAACCGGACGCTAACAGTTGGATCACGCTGCTCGAAGCTCACCCTACAGGAGGAGTTGCCGCATCATGAGCGTAAATCAAAAAATGAACTTTGGCGGAAATATGAATAATTTCGCCGAAAGTAAAATTGCCGATGCGATGCAGATGGCCGGTAAGGTGTTACCGGCAACGGTGGTAGCTCGGGATGGACACATGGTTACCGTCTCCTTTCTTCTGCGAAACATCCCCTATGTTCTGCCACAGCTAACGATCCCACTGTTTGGACCAGAATATATTCGTTACCCAATGCGCAAGGGTAGCAAAGGTATCGTTATTCCTGCTGATACCTATCTGGGCGGGGCCAGTGGCCTAGGCGGTGGAACAGCTGACCTGACACCTCCGGCAAATCTCAGCGCTTTGGTATTCCTGCCTATCAGCAATACGGAGTGGCAGGACGTTGATTATGACGTTCTGACGCTTTACGGACCCGAAGGCATCACGCTTCGGGATTCTGGCAGCAACACAACTTTTCTGCTTACCCCCGAGAGCATCACCATTGTTACGCCTGCACAATTTAAGGTAACGGTCGGTGGCACAGTGCTGACTCTGACGGAGGGCATGTGGTCTCTTACCGGCCAGAGTGGAAAAATTCAGGACAGTGCCGCCAGCACCAGCCCCAAGGTTATGCATGAGGGATGGAAGCAACTTCTAGCATGGTTGAATTCACATCAACACTCTAACGGCAACAACGGACAGAACACCGGAAGGCCAACGTCACAATTCAACGGGAGTATTACAGAATGAGGACATACGGACGAGATAAAGACGGGAAATGGGTGACAGTCACGACGGACGAAAACGGGTTTAACGATTCGGTGTATCTCACAACGCTGGTGCAAAATCTGAAACTGGCGCCGCAGGAATCCCCATTCTTCGCTAATCACGGCATACCGGCTAATGGCTCAGTCATTCAGCAGATACTGCCGACATTCTATGTTAACCGGCTACAGCAGCAGTTCAGCCCGTATTTTTCCTCTCTGCAGATTGCGCTGACAGAAACCGACCCTCCGGTATACAGCATTTCTGCAATTACCAACTCAGGCTCTAAAATTGTCATGCAGGTATATGTATGAGTGATTTACCCGTTAGTTACACAATTTCTGGCCCGGTGCCGCAGACGACTGATGCGCTACGGCAGCAGGTTATCAATACGGCCACCGCGTTGTCTCCGGGGATAACCACGGATTTACCCGGCTCTTTAATTGATGACATGGTTGGGACCAGCGTCGGTGCGCTGGTAGTTTGCGACCAGGCTCGTGTTGATTTGATTAACTCCTGCAGCCCGTACAGCGCCAATATTCACCTGCTGGCGCAGTTGGGCGCGATTTACGGCGTCCCGCGCGGGGTGGGTACAAACACCTCAGTTTACGTTGTCTTTATGGGGCCGCCAGGGTTTCCAATCCCGAAGGGTTTTACCGTCGGTGATGGAAGTTACACCTACACGGTGCTGCGTGATACGGTGATCCCTGAGAGCGGCCAGACAGCCCCTGTGTATTGCCTGGCGACAACAGAAGGGACATGGGCTGTGCCTGCGGGTTCTGTTAACCAGATCAAAACCTCGGTGCCGAGTGACTATGAGATAACCTGTACCAATCTCACCGCGGGGCTACCCGGCGCGGCGGAGCAAAACTACGCATCATATCGCGCGCAGGTTATGCAGGCGGGGATGTACGGAGTGCAAGGAACCCCAGACTGTTATCGTACCGAGCTAAAACTGGTCTATGGGGTGCAGGAAAACCTGCTCTCGTACAGACAGGCAACCTTAGGGCGCTGGGTTGCGGTTGTCGGCGGCGGTGACCCCTACGAAGTGGCCTACGCCATTTACAAGGCCGTGCCGGATATCTCCATTCTGACTAATGATGTTTCGAATCCATCCGGAGCGCCAGTGGAGAAGAAGACCATCGCGATCACTGTTTATCCGGACGTGTATCAGGTGCCGTTTGTGGTTCCTTCCTCGCAAAACGCGACAATCCTGATCACCTGGAACACAGCCTCCACTATCTACATCGATCCGGACGGCATAGCAAAAGCGGTACAACAAAACATCGCTGACTATATCAACGCAATCGCAGTAGGACAGCCCATAAATATTTTCGAGGTTCAGGATATCTTCCTGAGTTCGGTGTCGGGTCTGGTTGCGCCTTCCCTGGTATCAATGATCGATGTTCAGGTCGGCATCAATGGCGTTATCAAGCCGCCTGATGCAGGTTCAAGCCTTGTTTACGGCGACACGTACGCCTATTTCTCTACCTCAGCAGCTCAAATTCAGGTTAAGCAATATGCAGGCTCTAATTGAAAAGATTATTCCAGCTTATCCTTACACTCAATATAACGACGACTCCAACATTACCGCTTTCTTTGATGCTTTTAACTCACTGGCTCAGGCCAACCTTGATTATCTGAATGCACTAAATCTTCCGTGCTGGACATCACCGAGCATTACCGGCGATCTGCTGGACTGGATTGCGCTGGGGATTTACGGGGAAAGTCGACCTTTACTCCAGATTTCAGAGGATGCGATTGCGCGCGGGGCGTATAACACGATTGAGTATAACGCCATCACTTATGCAGGCCTTAAAAACTACGTTCCCGGTTCTGCTTCTTATGTCCCTGACGATTACTTTAAGCGGATCCTGACCTGGAATTTTTACAAAGGTGACGGCTCGCATTTTTGTATCGACTGGCTGAAAAGGCGTCTTGCGCGGTTCATACACGGAGCCAACGGGATCGACCCTCCAGTTCAGGATACCTTCGATATCAGTGTGACGCCCGATAAGGGCGTTTTTTCTATCACTATTCCGGATTACGGCGATGGTGTTGGCTATTTCCTCAAGGATGCGATCACCCAGCAACTGGTGAAATTGCCATTTATTTACACATTTACAGTAACGGTGGTTCAAAAATGATTACTGGATTCGGTAATAACGTCATTTCATCTCTGGCAGCAGACATTACCGCCGGGCAGACAACGATTCAGGTGATGCCAGGTACCGGGGCGAAATTTGCAGGTCTGCTTAGCTACGATTACGCCAATGCCTCTAACCCTCTGCAAACATACGCCAAAATCACACTTACGGATGCGAAAGAAACGGTTTTCGAAATCTGCCATCTGACTTCGGTCAATAATGATGTGTTGACGGTGGTTCGAGGCCAGGAGGGCACCACAGCGAAAGGGTGGGCACTTAATGACGTGATTGCTAACTTTGCTACCCGAGGTTCAGAAAACCAGTTTGTTCAGATTGAGCAGCTCCAGAGCGGGCATTACATTTCCGGGGTTGCTGGTGGCACTGCGAATGCACTGACGCTGGAGCTTCCGGCCACGTATTTTGTTAATGGTGCGACCGGTTGGACATTGCGGACGCCGATTGTCGTTTACCCGACGCAGAATAATACCGGGCCGAGTACATTGCAGTTGACGATGGGCGGTCGCGTTCTGGGGTCGTTCAAACTTTATAAAGGGAACAAGACCGAACTGGTCGCCAACGACATTCAGAAAGATGTTGGTCTGATGTGTCTTCTGGATAACACCAAAACGTTTTTCAACGTGACCAATCCGGGGGCTATTTATGCTGGTTTGGGTACAGCTGCATATCGGGATGTAGGAACCAACCCTGGTAATGTGATGGAGGTAGGTGCCGGCAGGCTTCTGGCTGGTACCTTTATCAGCGATGCAGCCGACAAAACTTCAATTGGCGCGCGGGCAGCTACTGGATGCCAGTTCATGCGAGCACACCAGGCACCTGATGCGCCAGACCAGGTTAGTTACTGGCAAATTATCACTCTTACTGAGGTCGTGAATTCGACTTCCGTGGTGGATGTTCTGGCCATCAGTGGCAATAACGTATTGTTTGGTCATGGCACTGGTGCGGGAATTACTTCATGGCGTCATGTGGCGATGCTGGAAGGCGCGGCCTTTACGGGGGATATTTCTGCTCCAAATGTGCGTGGCAGCACCTCGGTCACGGTTGGTGATGGTTCCGGGGGAATGGCTATAGGCGGCGTTGATGGCGCAGGTTTTAACGGCAATAACCTAAACATTAAGTCATGGAATGGTATTGGGTTTCCGAGCGCTTTAGATGGCATTACCCGAGCTTATATCAGCACCAGACTCGGCGTTATCGCTGCTGCTGAAAATTTGCGGGCTGGAGATGCGATATTCAACAAAAACGGCGATGTTTACGGCGATATATGGAGCCTCGGCAACGGTCCTGGCTGGCTAAGTGCTTTTGTGGCGACTAAACCAGAGCGTCATTACATTACCATGGTCGGTTTGTACCAGAGTGACAAAACAAAGCCATTCATGCTTCATGACGATGGCTCTGGTGTATTCTTGGCCACGACGGACATGCTTAGTGGGTATGTTCAGGATGTACGCCTTGGTGGTGCGGTATTTGTGGGGCCGTCTGTTAATGGTAGTTATGCTTCTCTGACTGCCCCAAGTGGTCATATGTTAACTGCCATTCTTGATGCGGATACCTCGCGATGGCCAATGCCTGACAGCCCGGACTCAGCTTATGCTCGTCCGATTCAGAAGTTAGTTAACGGACAATGGATTACAGTGGGACAATTATGAAACATTTCACAAATTTTAAATTATATGAACCAGACGATAAAAAACTACCTACTGCTCTGTATTTGCGTGATGAAAACGGAAACGACTGGTATTCGGTTATTGATAGTTTTTTACCCGATACGTTTAAAGTTTCTTATCGTGATGATGGCGTCGTTATTGGTTGCGAGCTGGATGCTACCGGGCTATTTCCGGTCAACCTTTCAGTTGCTGAAATAGCTCATGCAGATGTTCCGGCTGAATTTTCTGTTCCAGATGGGAGCTGGTTTTACAAGGACGGAAAACTACAGCAAATCCGTGACTACCAGTCTATGGCTTTAGCGGAGCGTGACATGCGCATGGCTGAGGCAACAAAGCGCATTGACTGGCTGGATAATGCACAGAAAGATGGTGATATTTCTGCTGAGGAAGAAACTGAACTGGTAACCTTACGGACTTATCGTTCTGAGCTACGCCGGCTGGATTTGAGTCATATCACCGACAAAGAGTCATACGATGGAATTGAATGGCCGAAGAAACCTGAATAGCCGCACACATTACAGGTTTATTTGAGGCGCAGTGGTGATGGTGTACACTGCGCTTATCGGTGCATATGTTTAGGAATGAAAAATGAATAAAATTGGTATAGTGGTTTTGTTGTCATTTTTTATGATCGGTTGTAGTGCTTGGGATAAAGGTAGAGCAAAAACAGTTGAGCAAAAGCGGGATTATCTATTGGAGTATGGCCCGCAGTACGTGCCCAGTTATTTAGTTCCTCAGTCATTGGTACATCAGCCTCCTCTAAGCGTTACTGTGTTACGAACTAAACTAGTTGATAATGGCGGGGAGACAAGTGAATTTCTCCACCGATTGGTTGATAAGTGCTTTGAATCTTCGGATAGGTATTGCACTGTTAGTCTGTATTATTCTGAGAACGAAAAAATAGAGAATAAACGGCAGAAAATAGCCAATAAAAATAAACAAATATCAGTAAAAAAAGGAGACCTTTTTACTGTCGAATGAGGTTCAATCAAGCTAGTGGGCCAGTTGATACAAGTCGCATGAGAGTTCGTGTAAAGGACAACGTTGATTCCGTTGGTTTCCTTTTTCCTGACGATAAGCAAATTATCTCACCAAAATTAGAAGTTGTTGATTCTGACTCAGGTGAGAGATATGGACGGGCGCCTGATGGCTCCATAACCGTATCGGCTAGTTATGATGGCCATGCTTACGCAATTCAAATATTTAATACTTTACCTGTAAGTCAATTTAACGGGGCGGTGGTAACACACACTTCGGTACTCGATTTTGCAGGCAGTATTGATGTATTTGATTGTAAAAAGGTTAAATAAAGCACATCTCAATATGATTAGAACCATAGAAATATATTGACTTAAATGGTGCACATTGGCCTATATTACAATGATGTTGGTTCAGTGATAACAGAGTGAGAAACAGTTATTGGTGAGGAAAAGCAAGCCGTTTTTGACGATGTATGCAGGGTTATTGGACGCGTAGTCGTCATGCTAAGAGAAACTATTCAGCCAGTTACCAAAAACAGCATAACCCTGATGTTGCAAGTTCACTCGGATCAGAGTGATGATGCGTATCTGTCAAGAATCTATGCTGTTGCAAAAGATGTAATGGAATAGGGTAATCTGTCCGTTTTTACTGGATTAGGTTTCCTGAGCGGCGTTCTATCCCCGCATTCATGTAGTCGATAGCCTTTTGAAGTTCTTCTATGAGTGCAACCGCCCGCGTACGAGAGATACAGATAAACTGGTCAGGAAACTCTTTAATTGGCCAGTTTGGTATACAGGCCATGTTATCTGTAAATGAAGCTGACAAGTAAACTTCATTAGTAAGAAGGGAATAGCCTACTTCAAAACTGGTGAGCTCGGGTAAGCTGCTAACGTTGGATTCTCTGTTTTTCAT